CTCTGACATCGTTAGGCGCTTCTATATCTGAAAGACCTATTTCTTTGAGGGCTTGTTTTGCGCCTTCTTTAGCGGCATCTTGTATAATTAGTTTTATTTCTGCTTCAGTCATAATATTTACTCCACTACCACTTGACCTTATCAGCCCAATAAGCTGCACTCATTTTACCCTTTTTAATATTCTTACCATGTCGGGCCTTGAAACTTTTTCGTTTTGCTTTCATCTTTGCAGACTCACCTGACTTTGGTTTACCTGCTGTGCTTGCTCCTTGTTCTCCGAAGCGTATTATTTTTTGTTTACCGTTTGCACATGCTTTAACCACATGAGATTTTTTAGCGTGACTAGGTGTACGTTTTGGTTTATTGCAAGCCATTTTCTTTTTATCTATTTTCTTAGTTGCCATGTTATTCTTCCTCTGCTGAATTTATTAATTCAAGAGTCAAGCTAGTTTTAAAAATGTCTAGAAGACCTATTAGAGACTCTAAAGGTAGTCCATCCTCTGAACATTTTATAACACATGCACTTAGTTCTTCTGATGCTTTTTCTAATATAAGATCAGGGTTCTTGCTTGGCAATGTTATGACGTTGTTATCCATGTTTATCCTAAAGAGCGTCTAAATCATCATGGGTAGTACAGGCGTTAATAGCTGTAATACTTGCATCCTTAGCGGTTTTTGCTGCAACAAGTACATCCATATCCATTCCATCGCCGCTTATCTCAAGTCGGGTTTGCTCATTAGCTACTTCTTGGTATGTACTTTTAGCCGCGCCAATCAAGTTGTTTTTGCGGTTAGCCGCAGTGATGTCTTTAACTGCGTAGACAATCTGTACTGGATCAACAGAAAGATCAAACGTATGACCGTCATAGGTCTGCCGATTAGCCGTAATAGCAGGATGCACTTCAACCGCTGACTTCCAACCAGCTTCTCCAGCAGGAGGTTGCGTGTCCCAAACTTGTTTTACTTCTTCGTTTACTACTTGTACAAATAAAGACATTAGAGTCTCCTTTTAATAATTATGATTATTTAATAGCGAATGCGTTTGAATAAGAACTAGTTAGTTGTTCGGGCAACTTAATCCATGCGTCCGATCCAACCTGTACAGGGGATGAATAGCTCGTGGTATTTCCTACACCTAATTGACCTTGTTGGTTTCTGCCCCATGCCCAAAATGTTCCATTGCTTTGAAGTGCATAAGCAGAAGTAGCTCCCCTAGCTATATCAATCCATGTAGTTAATGAACCGATTTGAACTGGAGAAGAATAGCTAGTATCGTTGCTTTGACCGGCTTCTCCATGATCATCATTTTTCCCCACAGCCCACAGAGTACCATCTGTTTTACGCAGAAGTTGACCCTTATTGCCCCCAGCAGATTCAGCCCAAGTAGTCAAAGAGCCAATTTGAACTGGAGAATTTCTATCGGTAGTAGAGCCATCACCTAACGCCCCATCGTTGTTATCTCCCCAAGCCCACAGCGTACCATCAGTTTTAATTGCTGTTGAAAAGAGAAGCCCACACGCAACTTTACTCCATGTAGTAAGAGAACCTATTTGAACTGGAGAGTTACGATCAGTAGTACCCCCATCACCAAGCCGTCCATCAGCCCCCTCGCCCCACGCCCATAAAGTACCGTCTGTTTTAATAGCCAAACTATGTTGATAGCCACAAGCTACTCTTAACCAAGTAGTAAGTGAACCAATTTGAACAGGCGCATTTCTATCAGTAGTAGAACCATCGCCTAATTGTCCAACAGCATTATCACCCCACGCATACAATTTACCGCCTGTAGTAGTAGCTAAAGCGTGATAGCCTCCTCCTGCAATGTTAAGCCATGTAGTTAGCGACCCAACTTGAACTGGAGAAGAAACAACAGTAGTGCCGCCATGTCCTAATTGACCTTGAGCGTTTCTACCCCATGTCCAAAGAGTGCCATCGCTTTTAGTTGCAATTGCCCATTCAGAAGCTAGTGCCATTGCCTTCCATGTAGTAAGCTCTCCAACTTGAACCGGAGAAGAATAAGCAGTGGTATTACCAACACCTAAAACACCGCTTTGTGTAGAGTTATTACCCCAAGCCCATAGTCCTCCTTGAAGAAGAAGTTTAGGCCAATTACCTGCTTTTTCGTGAACTAGCACTTCATCCATTGTCCACATACCGGAAGCACTGCCACCTTCGCCATCAGTAGGTGCAGTTATTGTAGGAGCAGTTTTACTTAGTATTCCTCCGGGCCATTGTGTACTCATTTAACTAACTCTCCGTAATACTTGCTTCTTTTCGCTAAGGCGTTCTTTGATCTTGGCAAAGGGGGCTTCCCAATTACCAAATACTTCTTGTCGCATTAGGTTCATTGTATCGTAGTAAGGACAGGTATCCCCCTCCTGTGCATATAAAAAGTAAGGCATAACAGGGATTACTGTCCAAGTCTCAATGCCCATTGCAGCCGCTAAATGGCTGATTGAAGTGCAAGATGAAATGACTAGATCACACGAGGCAGTTGCTTGTCGCGTGTCTTCCCAAGAATCTAGTGAAACCTGCTCAACCCATGAAGGACAAGCCTCTGCGCCCTCATCGCGTTGCAGGGAGATAAACTCAGCATCCACATCTTTTAACGCATCAAACATTAGCTCATACGGGAACTTCTTCTGGTGTTCAGCTTCAAACGCCGTCTGCCCCTGCCATCTAAGGCCAATGCGCTTACGGAAGCTTTTAATAGTTTTAGGCTTAGTAATGTAGGCTTCACCCGTTAGGTCTTCTAACTCAAACCCAAGAGGCACAATAGCCGACATGCCTTGCACATAGAAGTCGTGGTAAACGCCCTGACAGCAATCGTGCTGAACAACCGCGCTTACACCCTCTACGTCTGTAAATAGCGTTACCAATGGGCCAGAACAGGCTACAACGACCCTACAGCCCCTAGCAGCGATGTGTTTGGCAAAGCGTACTTGGTGTATCTGATCACCCAAGCCGCCCTCTAGGTTGAGCAGTACTGTGCCTTTAGACTTTCCATCCCAAGGCGGTGTAGGCGAGTTGGGGAGTGCATTGCCAAAGACTCCTGCTCTACGACCACGATCCATTAACTGATAACCTTTTTGTATCTTTCCCTGCCGTAAAAAGTACCACCCACGATTAAAGGCTGCTCGGTGATTATTTGGCTCGTCCTTCTCAATCTTCTGGGCTAACCGCCACCCTTCTGCAAAGTTACCCATCTTAGACGCGGCTAACTGAAGGTCTAGGTCGCGAAACTCAAAAGTAGTACGGGGTGTTTCTAGCCAAAACTCAGGTTGACAAAACGAATTGTAATGATGCTTTAGTACATCTCTAGGGTTTTCATTGTGCTGTTTAGCAAGTACAGGGGCTATGTTGTGCATCCCCACATAGCCGTGTAGTTTTTCATCGTCTTCCTTGAGGCTAGAACCATCAATAGCTGTAAAGTCGTATTCATAGTCATCTAGTTCTAAAAACTCGTGAATTCTTTTTAGTTGTCCCTGCGGATTTAAAAGCAAATCTTCATACTCAATAATACAAAAACATTCTGGAGCAAAACTATACCCTGCTTCTAGTACTTGATAACTACCTTTTAAATACTGACACAATGGGTCTTTTTCTATAAACTCATCAAGGTTGTCTGGTTTAGCTACACGAACAAAAGAAGCCATACAATCAGGTATAGAGCGTACTGTAGCAATGATCTTAGGTTTGTTGTTTGTTATTCCTGCAAGCATCTGCATAGTTTCAGGAAACGACCAACCACGACTCTTGTCTATAATAATTGGCTGTTCACAATCTTTATAATATGAATCAACTACACCAGCCAGTGACGTATTTAGTCTGCTACCATCTGTGTCATCTCCGTACAGCAACTCTTGATTTTCCCAAGCATTTTTTAGACCTTCTAGGGCAAATATTAATCCAGATGTAATTGTTACATGAGTCTGTTTATTTTGGTTGAGTATAGCCGCCAGTACCGTAGAACCGGAGCGAGGTATGCCTGACATAAAGTGTAGTTGTTTTTTCATATCTTAGTTGCTGCTTGATGAGACTTTCCAGCAGATATTTTTTTCCAAGTAAGTAATGATCCAACCTGTACAGGGGCGTTTCTATCTGTGGTGCTTGCATCGCCAACTTGCCCGTTATTGTTATAACCCCACGCATATAATTTACCGCCTGTAGTAACGGCTATGCTATGATTAAATCCTGCATCAATATCTTTCCATGTAGTAAGAGAACCTACTTGTACGGGCGAACTTCTAGTGTTACCAGAATCCCCAAGTCCACCATTATTAGAAGCGCCCCACGACCACAATGTGCCGTCTGTTTTAATAGCCAAAACGTGAAGCTCGCCAATAGCTAATTTAGACCATGTTGTAAGATCACCAACTTGTACCGGCGAAGAACGAACGGTAGTATTGCCCTGCCCTAATTCTCCACTAGAGTTTCTGCCCCACATCCAGAGAGTACCATCTGTTTTAATTGCACCTCCGGTCTTGTAAGCAGAGCCTGCACAGGGCGTAGCCCACGTAGTAAGTGATCCAATTTGAACTGGTGAAGAATGGTTAGTAGTGTTTCCTATGCCTAATTGCCCAACATTATTTGCCCCCCACGTCCACATAGTTCCGTCAGTCTTAATAGCAATAGCGCCGACTCGCGAATTTATCTTAGCCCACGTAGTTAATGAGCCTATCTGTACAGGTGAAGAACGGCTGGTAGTGGTGTTGTCGCCCGTACTGCCAGCATAACTTCGTCCCCACGCCCACATAGTACCATCTGATTTAAGAGCGTTTACATGGAAATAACCGCTATCTACAAAAGACCATGTAGTAAGAGAACCCACCTGAACTGGAGAACTTTTGGAAGTAGTAGAGCCATCTCCTAATTTTCCGTAATCACCTTCACCCCATGTCCAAAGTGAGCCGTCTTTTTTAAGTGATATTGTTGCGCCTTGTCCACAAGCTATTATGTCCCAATCTGTAAGATCACCAACTTGTACTGGCGAGGAGTAGTTAGTGGTGTTTCCTTGCCCTAACTGTCCCGTGTCATTTAAACCCCACATCCACCCTTCTGGTGCAAAAGGGGGTAAAGGCCAAGTGCTTCCACCTTTTTCTGAAAGAACATTAGTCATATACCAAACACCGGACGCTGAGCCGCCCTCACCATCAGTAGGACCAGTTATTGTAGGAGGTGTAGCAGAAACTACTCCACCTTTAAATCTTGAACTCATAGGTTATTCCTTACGAGATTTCTTCATAACTAATTGTAGCTACTAGATCACTGGCTGCGCTTGCAACACCACCTAAAGATTTATCTTCTTCTAAATAAATAGCAGTCGCTTTATCAAGTACAATAAGAGCAGAATCTGCGGGTACAGATATTGTTGAAGCAATAGCTATTCCTGTTCCACCTATATCGTCTTGTGGATACAAGTTAACTGTAATATCCGCAGCAGAACTACCATCAATATTAGTAATCATAAGCATATTAACTTTCATAACCTTACCACTACTAGCGGGATTTTCTAAAATTTGTGTAGCAGATGTACCGACAGCCACCTGTGCTGTTTTTGCGGTAATCGTTGCTACGTTCACTACATTAGGGGCTGACATTTATATATTTCTCCTTTAACCAAAGACCATAGCCATCGCAATGGCCTTACCTGTTGATGCTTTTGCATCCATCTGCGTTTGTATTGCAGAAGTAACTCCGTCTGAATAATTAAGCTCTGCTGCGGTACTCGTTACACCATCAAGGATATTAAGTTCTGCTGCGGTACTTGTTACACCATCAAGGATATTAAGTTCTGCTGCGGTACTTGTTACACCATCAAGGATATTAAGTTCTGCTGCGGTACTTGTTACACCATCAAGGATGTTAAGTTCTGCTGTAGTACTAGTAACACCATCTATTAAATTTAATTCTGTTGCTGTTGCTGTAACACCATCAAGGATATTAAGTTCAGCCGCTGTGCTTGTCACACCATCAAGGATATTAAGTTCAGCCGCTGTGCTTGTCACACCATCAAGGATATTTAGTTCTGCTGCTGTTGATGAAACTGCTGTTCCATTAATAGAAAGAGCATCTGTTTCTAGCGTACCATCAATATCTACATCACCAGAAAAATCACCAGTAGCAGCATCAAGTTCTCCTGATACAGTAAAGTTTCTTATCCCGGTATAATCTTTATTAGAATCTAAAATAACTGCTTTAGACGCTACTGCCGTTCCTACTGCGGTTGAGCCAATATCAAGAGCGTTGAGTTCTCCTACAACTGCTGTAATGCCATCTAAAGCGTTAAGCTCCGCTGCGGTACTAGTTACTCCGTCAAGGATATTAAGTTCAGCCGCTGTTGATGTTACACCATCAAGAATGTTAAGTTCTGCTGCAGTACTAGTTACACCATCAAGGATATTAAGTTCTGCCGTTGTAGATGCTACACCATCAAGAATATTTAATTCAGCAGCAGTACTTGTTACACCATCAAGGATGTTAAGTTCTGCTGTAGTGCTTGTAACACCATCAAGAATATTAAGTTCGGTAGCTGTTGAAGTAACCGCTACATCTTCATTAATTTTAGGAGATGTTAAAGTTTTATTTGTCAACGTGTCTGTAGATACAAGAGATACTAGAGTTGAGTCAGCTCCTGCTGGCAGCATTAAAGTGTTAGTGACACTTGCTGAGTGTGGTTGTGCATAAACTTTTTGACCGTGACTATTACTTTCACAATTAAATACTACTGCACCTGAGTTAGTATTTCCTCTAACTACAACTGTACCTGTTCCATTTGGAGCCAAATCAATAGTAGCATTAGAAGTTGTGATAAGGTCTTGACCGTTCATGTCTAAGTTACCGCCCAACTGAGGACTAGTATCTTCCACTACGTTAGCTAAATCTCCACTTGAACCAGTACCTGCAATAATGGCTGATCTAGTAACTTTTTTAAGACCACCTCCAGATGTATCAACTGCTAACAAAACATCATCATCCGCAGCAGTACTAATTTCTGTTAAATCTCCTACAGCAACAGGATTAAAATTAGTGCCATCTGCTACTAAAATATGGCCTGCTGTGTTTGTTGCCATTACTAGATCGTCACCACTAATAGTAAGATCGCCTGCTATAGTAAGATTTCTTATGCCGGTATAATCTTTGTTAGCATCTAATATAACCGCTTTAGAAGCTACGGCGGTTCCTATTGCTGTTGAACCAATATCAAGAGCATTAAGCTCTCCTACAACGGCTGTGATACCGTCTAAAGCATTTAGCTCCGCTGCTGTGCTTGTAACACCATCTAATATGTTAAGTTCTGCTGTAGTACTAGTTACACCGTCTAAAAGATTAAGTTCTGTTGCAGTACTAGTTACACCGTCTAGGATATTAAGTTCTGCTGCGGTGCTTGTTACACCATCAAGAATGTTAAGTTCCGCTGCGGTGCTTGTTACACCATCAAGAATGTTAAGTTCAGCAGCGGTAGAAGTAATAGCTGTACCTGCTAAATCTAAAACATCTGCAAACACTGTACCGTCAACATATACATTACGCCATTGTTGACTTGCAGAACCTAAGTCAAAAGTATCGTCTGTATTGGGTATAACAGAACTATTAACATCTGCTCCAAAAACTACATTATCAGCAGCCGCATCACCTAATGTAATTGTCCCGCCGTTAAATGTGGTTGTCCCTGTTACAGTAAGGTTTCCACCCACTCCAACATTTCCAGTAGTCGTAATACTATCTATATAAGCATTTTTAAAATATTTACTACTTGTTCCTAAATCTAAATCGCTATCTGCGTGAGGTACTAATGCTCCGTCTTGCAAGACCATTTGTTTTGCTGCGGCACTGGAAACTTCTACATAGAACTCCCAAGTATTACCTGTAGTCAATATTTTATTTAAAAAATCTTGATCACCTATAGTGTGTATATTACCGCCTTCTCCTGTTGTACCATCATGTCTGTGCCCAGTAGTTGAACTAGACGCATAAGAGAATGCAGTTAAAAGACGATTAAATTCTTCATTAAATAACGCAGCAGTAATTGTATCGCCATCTGCGAAACTGCTTTGTCTTACATAACTTGTAGCCATTGCTATCTCCTACCGGAAGGTCTATAGTCTATATAGAAACCGTTTATTGAATAAGGTGCTTTAGTATCCTGACTGAATATTTTAAAAGCAATATTGTGCCCGCTGCCCTGTACGGCTTGCCTAACCATTGGATCACCTGATGCACCAAATACAGCACTCCCAAAAAGAGAAGCAACACCTGAGAATACTGCTGGAGTTGGTATTGCATCTAAAGCATATAAAGGAGGTTGCGGCCTGTCTAAAGAATCAAAATCATATGAAATCTTTAAAGTAGGCTCTATTGCCCCTTCAGGTGTAAAAGATATTTTTGTGTAGTGTAAAGACTTGAGCGTACCCGCATCTCCAAAATCTAAATTGGGTGTTTTATATCTAGCATTTACATTTGTACTCACGCCTGCGGGATTAAAAGAATTACCTACATTATGGTTATAAACATACCCGGCGCTGTCGCCATGATATATTTGTTCTATATTTGAATAATCTAAACCTGATGCAAACCCGTGTGCTTGAATACCTATAGTTTCAGACCACTCAAACCCATTGGGAGTTATAGTACCAATTAAACCTTTAGATGTAGCAGTAGTACCTGTTGATGCACTATAGAAAAATCTGTATTGAGATTTACTTCTTAGTACTGCACTGCTAACAAAAAAACTATCTATAGATTTTGCTACTGTAGATACTACAGATTGAATCTGCCTTGAAACAGAGCCTAGCTCTACGTCACCAATTCTTTCTGTACCTGCAACTAAACGAAAACCATCAGGACTCAAGAATAATAGATCACCGCCTATCTCTTGAATACTGTGTCCGTCTAAGCAACCTACGTTCTTGGTAATAGGTGTTACGGCTATAGTATCAGCATCATTTATATTAGATAATTTGTAAATACTATTTTTACAAAAAATAATTAAATCAGTACGAAAACTTTTTATTCCTACTACTTGATCGTCTAGTGTAATACTGCCTGACCCAGTACTTGAGAAACTGTTTATGTCACTTGTGCCGCTATAGTATATTGTATTAAGTGCTGTGGCTGCGCCAGCGACTACTAAGTGTTTGTCGTGAACTACGCAGTATTTAGGAAAAACACTACCTGAGACTGTAATCTCTTCATAGAAAAAAGTTCTATTAGATAATGCACCCGTACCTGTCATTTTAAAAAGCGCAGGTTTAATACCCGAACCTTTATCAGTAATAACTACTTCACCATATATACTATTGCCTTCAAATATAGCAAAAGTAGCTTGGGCTTGAGATGTCCTAGCCGCTGTACCACGCCCATTAAATGTAGAATAGTCATCACCGCCACCGGCCACACTAGCTTTATTTATTTGTAACCAACTGTCTCCATCTAAACTAAAATAAATATTAGTTCCTGAACACGCAATTACACCATCTGCATAAACAAAAAGCCCTAATATACTATTAGAGCTATTGGGATTAGTGTCACCAAATTGAGTATAGCCATTTATTCTTCTATACCCACCATCAGGATCAACTTCAAAGTTTTCCAGTTCGGTAGCAAAACCGGGCTGCTGTAACATTTGAAATTGATTTAAATTAGTATTTAAACCGCCCTGACAAGATACACCAAATGCTTGCATAATTAAATAAACCTAATTCTATCATCAGACATATATGTAGGGGTTGGATGTAGCAAATTTTCCCTCATACTTTTTAATCCTTTCTTATAATCATCTAAAGCAAACACTGCCATCTGAGGATTATCTTTAAATTGATGTGTATAATATCTAGCTTTAGAAAGCAACACAGTCTTATACATGTCAGGAAAAACAACTGCGTCACCATGAGCATCAAGTTGTGTCGGTAAGTCATAAGCAAAAAACCAAACTTTATATGCTTTGTCTGGTATTGGACTTAATCCAAATTTTCTAGAATCAGGACTTCTAATAACAAACATAGGCGTTCCACCCGTTGCTTGATCAGCATCATCAGAATTTTCTTGTGTGCGTCTAAAGTCTTTCCACTTTTCTGTAGTTATAAAATTTAAGTTTCTAGAAACATAAGGTGCTGTTTCACCGCTGACACCTACAGTTGTAACATAAAAATTATTCCAATCTATAGAACCGTAATCATTAACGGCACTAGAACTGGCTGCTTTTAATTCGTACCACCTAGTTGCTGCTGTGGTTTGAACAGAAACATTTCCATACATAGGATCAGTAGTTCCGCTTTCTCCTGTAGCTAAGAAAGGCCACTGTGGTTCTTCATTTACTATGTCTAAGTATGCTCTATTTATACAATCTTTAGCGTGTGCCTGTATACCTACGGCAGCAGAGAAATTTGAAGAGGTTAAAACAATCTCATTCAACTCACGCAACAGTTCATTTGTTAACTCTAAGAAGGTAGTAGCCATAATTATTTATCTTTCTTTTTAAAAATTTTATCGTAGTTTTCATCGTACTTTTTCTTACGTTCTTTCTCAAAGAAAGAGCCAGCAAGACCTAAAGTTTTGCCTCTCTTTTTACTGTTGAGCATTACTGGTTGTGCATCTGTTCCAAGTTGAGGCATTCTTTGCTCCTTTAAAACAAAAAAAGCAAGGAGGCTTTTTACAGCCCCCAAGCTTAAACTAACTGCTAGTCAACGCCATAGAAGGCAGAAACTAGTGCATCAGGACGTAGTACTTTGGAACCATAAACATGGAGTCCTCGTACAATATCACCGAAGCTATCAGGATCGCGCAACACTTCAGTACTAGTAATAGTCTGAGCTGTTGCTGTAGCAGACATGTGACCAGCAAGAACACGGCCAGCAGCATTTGATGCAGCAGCAATGTTGTTAGTCTTATACATATCAAAACCACGCAACTTACCAGATGAAACTAGTCCGTTACGAATTGATCCTTGACCTGCGTTGTAATCCACTGAAAGAAGTTTAGAAGAACTTTGAACAAGTATCTCATAAAATTCAGGATTAGCTAGGAACCAACGGCCCTCTTCTGGAATATTTGATTCATCCAGTAGACGAGACATGTGGGACAATACATCAATAGGATCATGCTCTGAGCTGCCAAAGCCGATATCCAAATTACCTGTACCATCAAAAGTTCCTGCTGCAAGGTCAGTTGCACTGTCAGAACCAAGAATATGATTGGGGCTAGATGCTGATACACCCGCAAGCATAGTCGCAATAACACCTTCATCAAAAGCATCTTTCAGTGCATAAGCAGCGGAAGATGTTGCAGCTTCTCTGAAATTAACATGAGACATGTTAGATTCAATATCGTCTACAATAAATTTGAAAGCGTTAGCCGTGTCAACGATTAGAGTTACCTCTTGGTCCGTCAACTTAGTTTGCGTAATGTCTGCACCCCTTTCGTAAGTGTAGACAGTAATTTCTGGTTCTTTGATGATCTTTACAGAATCACCAAATGCTGTAATCTCACCGGCATAGTCAGTATTCGTAATTGCTTCCGCAACTGAAGACTTCCTAAAGAAGTTTAGAACTTGTTTAGAATAGACTGCTGGTAAGAAAAATGAGTTTGTTTGACCAGTTACTGAGTTACCAAAGTTACCGTTGGTGTCAGTTGACTGTTCAAAAAACTGGTCCGAGGCATTATAAGCCATGATTATATCTCCTAATAAAAAACAATTTTATCGGATTCTGCCCTCTTCTAATGCTAGATTTATCTCTTCCGAGTGTCTATCAAAAGCATCAATGGACATCATCTGAATTTCCCGTTGTGTCCAGATTTTAGGAGCCTTTGCGTCTACAGCCGTTGTTTTGGTTGACACCATATCAGCAGCGTTGCCAGCTTCCTTTTTTCTAGACTGTCGTTGTTTTGGCTGATTAGCACCCTGTTCCATTTTATAAAGATCAATAGCACGACTAGCTAAAGTAGCATCATTATTATTAGCATAAACCCATTGTTGTATTGCTTCTGGTTGTTCTTTTGCCCATATGTGGAAATCATTATCACCCCTTATATCTTCAAAATCGGGATGTCTTTTCTTGAGTTCGGACTCTGCTTCTCGTTTTAAGAGATCAGTTTCACGTTGTTGGATAACCGATAGTTGATCCCGTAACTCTTGAGTTTGACTTTCACTTTGCATATGAGCAACAGATTCTACAGTTTCATACAAATCTGGATTTGATGCTTTGAATTGCTCTAGTTCTTCTAAGGACTTTGGAGCTTTATATGCAGGGGCTTTAACTGCTGCCTCTGCTAAAAGTTCTTGTTCCTTTTGCTTGAATTGAGAAACTCTTTGGTCATAATGCTTCTTTAAATCGTCATATCTTTTTTTATAATTTGCACCTTTAGCTTGCTTTTCTTCAGGGGGTCTATCTGATTCTTCATCAGTAGAAGTAGCCTGAGTTTCTTGGCGTTCATAAAACAAACCATCTGCGTCACCTTGCGAGGGTTTGTCCGGTGTGTGCCAACTTTTCTTTGCGTTATAAAGGTTAGGTACTTGTTCTTCCGTTTGTTGATCAGCCATACTTCTCTCCACGGGGCTTGTTGTTTAAAAGGTAGCCATAACAATAAATTATATGTACATACAATCTAGTCTGGGGCTTTTACTTCAAGGTCGCCGTTATCGTTTGCGTATATTTAGACTCGGCATTTGATTAGAAGATAACATTGATTCATTTATATCATCATCTTTTTCTTCTGCTCTGTCTTTTCCCATTAAACCACCGTCATAAGCACGTTCAGCATCGTCCATCATAGTTTGAAGCTGATCTGCGCCTATTTGGTCAGTGGCCTTTTTAGTGACTACAAATTCACCCGCCGATAATCTGGCAGGTATTGAATCTGAGACACCATCTCCGGGTCCGTCAACTGGACCGGCTCCCGAAAATTCTGATGCTGTATCTACAACCTTGTCAAATATCATACTAAGTTGTGGATCAGCTTCTAAAGCTGTCATTAAATAAGATTGCTCTTCTTGTTCTAAAGCTTCGTTCATTACGAAATCTACATAATTATCTTCCACTGCTTCGTCTGGAAGTTGTGAAGCTTCTACTGATGCCATTTCTTCTGGCGGTATATTTGGGTATGTATCTACTGGAGCTTCCATACCTTCCATTTCAGGAGGAACCATCATAGAGCCGCCTTCGGCTTTTTTAACCGGTGCTTTTTTTGCTGCCTCAGCGTCAACTTGTTGCATCATTATAGCATATGTGTCTTTGTTTACAGTGCCGCCTGCTTGTTCAGACTTTAAACTGTCTAGTGTTAATTGGTGCTGGACTCTTCTATCTTTAGGAGTCTCTGGGTCTGCTAGGGCTTTTGTAGCCGCTATATAAGCACTTGTCTCGCTCAATAAGCCGTCTGTTTCTCCACCTTCTGCATATGTACTTTTCTTAGGCGCAGACAACATAGAACCACCTGCCATTTTTTTCTTACGACTACGCTTTGCCATTATCTGCTTTCCTTTTATTTAGCTTTCTTTTTTGCCGTAGCAGACAAGTCTTTTAAGTGGAACAGTTTCACACTAGTTTTAGTATGTTTTTTTCCGCTGTGCAAAGTACCGTCAGCCATCTTGTGTGATTTACCTGTAAACAAAGTTCCGTTTTTTTTGTAATGTTTAACGCCTTGCATATTAAGCACTCCTATAGGGTTTAGTTTTCTTAGCTACTTTTTTAGGTTGCTTAGAATGTTGCTTACCCTTTTTAGTATCTTCTCTTTTCTTTTTAGTTGTAGCCGCATACTCGCTATTAGATAGGGAAGCTATTGCTTTTTTTGGTAAATACCTTTCACCTGTTTTAGCACTAGGTTTACCAGACTTAGTTTGCCACTTTTCTTTTGTCCAAGCCTTTAAACTTTTCTGTGATTTTTTTAAAGCCATAATTAATTCGGTTTAGTAACTGTGCCACCCATAGAATACTTCATAGCCATTTTACCGCCACCCATCATTTTATTTTTGCTCATACCGCCCATCATCATTTTCTTTTTATCATCTTTCTTAGATGGCCTGCCTTTTTGTGATCCGTATGTTCCTTTTCCCATTGGCATAATTAATTCCTCTTTATTTGTAACCGCCACCTGCGGCTTTATATTGTTTAGCTAACATTTGCGCTTTACGAGCAGACCACTGTCCTGAGTTACCGCCTTTACTACCTGCTTTTATTTTATTAAAAAGTCTTTTACGCATAGTAGGCTGAGTATAATTACCCGCTTCATTTACTGTGGATTTTTTCTTTGTAGCCATTATTATCTGCCTCTTTAATCCACTCTTCATAACCAAGAAATTTTCTTTTAGAATAAGACCAAAACTTACCTTCATACTTAGGTGTTTCTTCCTTTGGCTTCTTCAACTTCATCCTTCAACCGCTCTAGGC